AGGCAACCAGACTTATTTGGCGAAGAATGTGAAGGGATGTGTGGTATATGAGCCTGACCGCACCAAGCCTATCAGCGCCAGCAAAAGAATGGGCGCTTTACTACCTACGGCGCGGGTGGTCCGTGGTGCCGGTCAGACGGGGCGAAAAAATCCCCGCCATTCCCTGGCACCAATTCCAAAACCGGCGCGCTACCGAAGCCGAGATTCAGGATTGGTTTACCGATCCCACCATGGGGGTCGGGATCGTTACCGGCGCCATCAGTAATCTCACTGTGGCGGATTTCGATGGCGACATTGGCGCCGCCACAGAACAGCAATTGCTGCCGCGACTCGGGGCTGGCCCGGTAGCACTGACCGGTGGTGGCGGGTGCCACAGGTTCTTCTCCCATCCTGGGAAGAAGGTTCCCACCAGAAAAGGCATCCTGCCGGGCATGGACATCCGGGGCGATGGTGGTTTCATCGTCGCGCCGCCTTCTGTCCACGCCAGCGGGCGCCAGTACTCCTGGGACGTTGATGCCCATGTGGATGACCTGGGGCTACCCAGCCTGACCGAATCCATGGTGGAACTTATCTGCCAGGATGTGATCCATGGGACGGGTTCTGTAAGCCCTGTAATCCATGCAGCCGGGCCGCTTGGGCTGCAAGGCACCATCACGGACGGGCGCGAGCAGTACATGAGGAACACCATTCTGGCGGTGGTTTCCGATTTATACCGACAATTAGGACGCATCCCCACCGAAGAAGAAGTGGTGACGGAAGGCTGGCCACAGTATGCGAGTAAAGTGGATTTCTCGCGGCCAGGTCGCGGGGAAGCCGAGTTCAGGATGAAAGTACGCTATACGCTGGACCGGGTTGGCCGGGGTATCATCAAGCTAGAGACGCCGCCACGATCAAAACTGGTACTGACCGCGCCATCAGAAACCAGCGATTCGGGCGGGTTGCCCCTGGTTTATTTCAACGCCATCCACCCCAATCTGGACGCCGCCGATTTTGTTGAAGGGCTTCTCACCGAAGGCGGGATGTCTGTTACCTACGGCGAAAGTAACTGCGGCAAGACGTTCTTTATGACCGACTTAGCTCTACACGTTGCCATAGGGATCAAGTGGAACGGGCGCACCACCGAAGCCGGTGGCGTGATCTACTGTGCCCTGGAAGGTAGCCACGGCATCTCCAACCGCGTCGCCGCCTTTAGAAAGCACTACAATCTAGACGGCGAGGAAATCCCCTTTGCCATTATCCCCGTCTCCATCAACCTACTAAACCCGGAAGCCGACACCGAAAGGCTGATCGACGCCATCAGGCGGGCTATGGAGCAAATGAAGGCGCCGGTGCGGCTAGTGGTTTTGGACACGCTATCCCGGGCCCTGGCTGGCGGGAACGAGAACGCACCAGACGATATGGGCTCGCTAGTCACCAACATTGACCGGATCAGGCAGGCCACAGGCGTCCATATCAACGCCGTACACCATTCAGGGAAGGACACCGCAAAAGGGGCGCGCGGGCATAGCCTGTTGCGGGCCGCGACGGATACCGAGATAGAAATCACCAAAGCAGGCAAAGACAGCCCGTCCGTCGCCAGCGTGAAGAAGCAACGCGATCTAGAGATAGAAGGTGAGTGGATATTCAAACTCCAGACCATCGAACTAGGCCGAAACCGGCGGGACAAACCCGTCACCAGTTGCATCGTGGTCGCCGCCGATCCAGAGGAAGCAAAACCCCAAAAGCCGAAGGGTAATAAATGGGAAGCTATCGCCATGGACAACATCAAAGAATTAGTTAGCCGTTACGGTCAAGAATCTTATGGCGATCTACCTAATGTAAAACATATTGACGTAAAGATTTGGCGCAACAAATGGTTCGAAACCGTCTACATGGAGAATGAGAGGTCAAAAGGGGCTACATGGTCCCGCACTTACAACGCCCTTGTTGACAAGAAAATGGTTGGTCATAAGGGCGGAAGAGTGTGGGTAATTCAAGATGATAGCGCGGTTCTTTAATGTCGCGTGATATGAAAAGCAACAACGCAACACGAAATGCAACACCATTTACAACACCATGTTGCAAAGCCAGGTCTTCTAAATGCAACATGCAACACGTGCAACACACACCTATAGGTGTGTTGCATGTTGCATGTTGCTTTTAGACCCATGATTTGAGGGGAGAGAAAAGATGGCGAAAGAAGAGATATTAGCCCCACTCACAGAGCCGAATGGTGAATGGGTATGGCGCTCTCGGATGGCGGGTGCGCTGGACACGCTGGTGGCGGGGCTGGAAAGAGAATGGGGGTTCGATAGGCTCCCGCGTCTGGTGTCGGCGGAGACACGGCAGCGATTCGTTGGCGCCCAGGATATGCACCGGCAGGCGATAATGGCTGGCGAGGATATGGCGGAATTGGACGCCATGATGATGCGGGCATGGCGGGCACTGGAAGCGGAGGCTCGGGCTGGCGGGCACGAACCGCTTCCGGGGCCGCTGGTGACCGTACAGGCGGATGAGGTGGAGCGGGGCATGATCTGCATCTGTCAGGATGATACCCATGCACAGGCGGTCCTGGCGCGGGCTAAGGCGGAAGGGTGGAACGCGGAGGCTTGGACGGTTGAGGAGGTGGGCAGGGTTCTAAAAGGGGCGTCGCCTATCGCCGAAATCAAGGCTGCATTTCCGAAGGCGAAGGTGGTAAGGAAGGGGCAATTGATCGAGGACGAAATCCCGATCTAATGTTGAGCATGAGCCGGGCATTCGAGGCGGAACGCATAGACTTCGGGCCGGATATTCAGGAAGGCGATATAACGGTGTCTGAGCGGTTTTGGGTGCCTGACGCTATGTTGGGTAGGGGGATGATTTCAGAGGCCCTACACGCGGCTGCGAAGCGGTTTAGGGACGATTACTATGCGGGGCAGGCTGGGAGGCTCGGGGCCAGGGAGGCGTATTTGAGGGCTAGCCGTTCAATAGGAACGACTACAATGCCCGTGGTCGCCTGGTCGGTACTGAGCCATGGCACTCTCAGCGGTTGGGCGGAATGTAAGGGAATAGAAACCGACAAGGCGGTAGGGCAATTAAAACAGGCCCTGGAAAGGCTGCATAGCCATTATCAATCCAGAAATCCCTAAAGGGCAGGTTTGGTTTGACCGGATCAATTGATTTTCAAATCTGGCATAAGCATTTTGGGGGCATTCAGGGCCGAAAAAACTAAACGGCACTTTCGGGCTGACCTGATCAATCAGTTTCCAAATGCGATATGAACATTTTCAGGAAATGCGCTTGCGGATCATGGGCTTGGCCTTTGTTGTGGAAAATCCAAAGATGCAAGCGCAATGCCATAAAAGGCCCGAAAAGCTGGGCTAAAAAATAATTTTGATCAGCGCATTTTTGTGCTTGTATTTTTCGTCAATATATTTATTTGCGGTTTTGTCGCGTGATTATGCGCGCATCGCAAAGAGGATAGAAACAATGTCTTTCAAAGCCGATCTTGGTGTTTGCGCTTTCTTTCTGGGGCTTTTTGTTTGGCTGTTAGTCTTTTGAGGGAGGGAAAGAAAATGCCTTATATCGCAGAATATACGGATACCTTTGGCGGTGAAGCCAATTACTCATGGGTAAAGCGCGCCACCATTGAAGCTGGCGACGAGCCTTCCGCTTTGGCGCTGATTCGTCGCGCTAAAGCTGCATTGGGCTTGTCTGGCTTGCGCGGCGTCACCTATCGGCACGGCGATACGATCGAGTTCCGGCCTTACCGCATGGCTTGCGTGCTTTTCGTCACATACCAAGAAGGGGTCTAATCATGTCCCGCATTGAAACCTTACGCGCCGTGAAACAAGCGATACGCCAGCCCTATGCTTGGCCGGGGGGTTATCCTCTTTACATCCTCACTACCGATGGCGAGGCCTTGTCGTGCGACGCCGCGCGCCAAGAATGGCGCCAGATAGTGTTCGCGACCCTGCATGGCTTGCGCGATGGTTGGCAGGCATTGGGCGTTGACGTCAATTGGGAAGATACTGCGCTTTATTGCGCGCATACGAATGAGCGCATCCCAAGCGCCTATGGGGATAAAGACTAGGGTTGGCTTGGGCGATGGCAGGCAACCGCGCTGCCATCATCCAAGCCAATCATGGCTTGAGTGAGAGGGAAACACGACAATGGCAAAACAGTTTAATGGGCATCGCTCATGGAACGCATGGAACATCGCGTTATGGCTTTGGAACGACGAGGGGCTTTACCGCACCATGCTGGATTACATCACGCAGCATGGGACCAAGGACCGCGCTGCGTGGGCCATGGCGCGCGATTTCGCCGGAGAACGCACGCCGGACGGCGGGCGGTATAATCTGACCACCATTCGCCTTGCCATGCGGGAGGTATGAGCCATGACCAAACACACACCCGGCCCATGGGTTTCCACGGGCTTCGAAGGTCTGATTGTAAATGACAGCCTAGGCCGCACGTTGGCGTTAGCGCCGGGATCGTCGACAAACATTCCTGAAATGAGCGCCAACGCTCGCCTAATCGCGGCAGCGCCGGACCTATTGGACATGTGCGAACGCCTGCTTGGCTTCGCGCTCTATTACGGCGACTCTTGGGCCGTAACGGCAGGCGAAGGCCTGTTCGCCAATGCCAAAGCTTTAATCGCGCAAGCCAGAGGGGGGGCTTGAGCCATGCCATTATATTCCGTAACCGTGACGCGCGTTGTGTGTGACGTTGTCGCCAATACCGTTGAAATCGACGCGCCGGACGCTGACACGGCGCAAGCGCTGGCGCTGCAGCAATATGAAGATGGCGAGTTAGAACTATACTTCAAAGACCGGGCTTGGGAGGTTGACGAATACCCTGCCGATGCTGACGCGCGGGAGGTGGTGCCATAGCCATGAAAAATAACACATTGAAACGTGGCGCTCCAAAACGCGGCCTAGCGGCGCATCCGGCGGTTATAGCGGCGCAGATAGGATATTCGGATATGGTAGCAGGAAAAGCCTTCGACTCATGGCGATTTACAGATCAGATAGGGCAAGCCAATTATGAAATCGGGAGGCTTTGGGCGTTAAATCTTCGAATCGCCGGAATTGATCCGCCAAAATGGACAAAAGGGAAGAATCTTCCGGCCTTGGTGCAAGCCATGCTTGCCAAAAGCTTCGACATGGTGGGAGGCTGTCAGCCTGGGGAGGGAGACGGAATCTAGACCGAATCAGCACCAAAATAGGCCCAGCTTAATGCTGGGCTTTTTTTATGGGCTTGGATTAGGTATCCTTTGGCTTATGCCATATCCACCAAAATACGATCCCGAAAAATACATCCCAGAATTGCTGCGCCGTGTCGGTAATGGGGAATTGCTTTGTGATTTATATGGGAAGGACGGCTTCCCTTCTAGCTATGTGGTGCATGGCGAATTGACGCGATTAGATGGGCGATGGCAGCAAGCATACGCGCGCGCCCGTGAACAACAAGCCCATGCAATTGCTGAAAAAGCCGTTCGGGATGTAGAAAAAACCATAGACCCGGAACAAGCGCAGCTTGCGCGCCTTAAATTTGATGCTAGGCGATGGCTTGTCGGGAAGATCGCGCCTAGAATTTATGGAGACAAAACAACACATACCATTGAGGCTGGGGAATCCTATGTGGAAGCGCTTAGGCTTGCCAATGACAAAATGCGCCAGAAAGAACGGGAAGCCCGGCGCATTATTGACGTGGACCATGAGACGGGAAACGAGGTAAAAAAACTAGGAAACAATGCCGATGCACGCAAACGCAAGAACGTAATCATATCAGGCACTTAGCAGGTAATTTTACATAATGGGCCTTATGCGGTTCCAGGCCGGGCGCCCCAAAACTGGCACCCCCGGCCCCACCCCCCCTTCAAAAAGCGGCGGGGGCGGGCTGGCGGTGACATATATGTACTTACACCCCCCCCGTGGGGTGGGGGCAAAAAGGCAAAACGTCCCTTTACCCCCCGTGAAAATTTAGGATAGAATCAGGCTCTCATGGCAGGCAGACCCAAACGGCGGGCTAGACTAGCAGCGGAGGCAGCGGCGCGAGCCGCTGCCGAAGCGGAAGCTAATGGTGTACAACCCCCCTTGCCACCCCCGCACCCTGAATACCAAGCTACCCCGCCCCCTTCCGGTCCTGCTGCCCCGACACCCGAAGAACAAGCCGCCATCATCAAGCAACTGGCGGCGGATCCTGTTTTGTTTGTGGAGTCCATGCTTGGCGCCACCCCGCAGAAGTGGCAGGCGGAGGCCCTTAGGGCGATTGCCAACAAAGACCGTGTGGCGATTCGATCCGGCCATGGTGTTGGGAAGACTGCGTTCTTGTCCTGGTTGGTGTTGTGGTGGCTCCTGACCCGAATGCCCACCAAGGTGGTTTGCACTGCCAACACGGCGCACCAGTTATCTGATGTCTTGTGGTCTGAGATTGGTAAGTGGCATCGCAAGTTGCCGGAGGGAATGCGGCGCCTGTTGGAGATTAAATCGGATAAGATCGAATTAGCTGGCGTACCCGATAGCTTTGCGGTGGCCAGAACCAGCCGCCGGGAACAGCCGGAAGCCTTGCAGGGGTTCCACAGTGAGAACCTTCTCTTCGTGATTGACGAGGCTTCTGGTGTTCCTGATGTGGTGTTCGAGGTGGGCCAGGGTGCTTTATCTACTGAGGGTGCCAAGGTTGTAATGACAGGCAACCCCACCAGGGCCAGCGGGTATTTCTATGATGCTTTCACCAAGAACCAGAAGCGGTGGTGGGGCCGGAAGGTTAGTTGTCACGATGCGGATACGGTGGACAGGGCTTTCTTAGAGGACATGGTGGCGCAGTATGGTGATGGGTCAAATCAGTATCGTGTCCGCGTTCTTGGAGAGTTTCCTGCTGGAGATGATGATGCTCTTATTGCGCGACATCTTATAGAGACTGCCACTACTCGCCAGGTGGAACCTAGCCAGACGGCGCCCGTGGTATGGGGTTTGGATGTGGCGCGGTTTGGTGATGACAGTACCACGCTGGCGAAGCGCCGGGGTAATGCGATCACCGAACCCATCAAGATGTGGCGCGGTAAGGACTTGATGGAAACGTGTGGTTTGATCAAGGTTGAGTGGGATGCGACGCCAGGCAGTATGCGCCCGATTGAGATTATGGTGGATGTGATTGGCTTGGGTGCGGGGGTTGTAGATAGGCTCAGAGAACTGAGCTTACCTGTACGGGGTGTGAATGTGGCGGAGTTGCCAGCGATAGATGGCAATCGGTTCCAGCGTCTAAGAGATGAATTATGGTGGAAGGCCAGGGAGTGGTTTGAGGCGCGGGATTGCACCATTCCCAATGATGAGGCTTTGGTGGATGAGTTGTGTGGGCCGCTGTATACTGTCACCAGTGCGGGCAAGATTCAGATTGAGCCAAAGGCGCAGATGAAGCGCCGTCTTGGAAGAAGCCCTGACAAGGCGGATGCGTTTTGTTTGACGTTTGCGGGTGTCGCGGCGGCTGTGTCTGGGTCTGGCGGGTATTCTGCTCGCTGGGGCCAGCCGCTTCGAAGGGCGGTAAAAGGGGTGGTGTGATGATGGGAGGTTTGCTTGCGGGTTGAAAAGATAGGGCTGGCAACGCTGTATCTTGGTGACTGCCGGGAGATTGCGCCGACGCTGGAAAGACCGGCGGCAGTGATTACTGATCCGCCTTATGGCATTGGTAAGGATGGTCAATCTAGATCGACTGGGAGCCATGGGGGAAGAAAAGAATATGAATTTCTTGGATGGGATTCAAAACGCCCAGATAAAAAATGGTTGATGAAAATACCGAGTCTTTCTGATATTTGTGTAATATGGGGAGGTAATTATTTTGCTGATTGTTTGCCTCCAACGGGACAATGGTTTGTTTGGGATAAAGGGCAAAGAATACATCAATCTGATGGAGAATTAGCCTGGACATCAAACAATGGTGCGCTAAGAATATTTGACTGTAATAGGGTTGCATTGATGCAGGATGGCGCTGAACATCCGACGCAAAAACCTGTGACTTTAATGCGGTGGTGTATTGATAAAGCTAAAGTCCCCTCTGGTGGTACAATTTTAGACATTTATATGGGCAGCGGTTCAACAGGCGTTGCCGCTGTGCAGATGCGCCATCCTTTTATTGGTATTGAGATGGAACCAAAGTATTTCGACATCGCTTGCCGCCGCATTGAAGAAGCCCAGCGGCAGGGTGATCTATTCCGCGATGCGGCGGAGTGAAAGGAAGCCACCATGAAAGAAGTATGGGACAAGAACAGGCCGAAGGATTTGCCCAAGCCTAAGAAGTTGTCGCCCGGCAAGAAGGCGGCGGCGATGTCTCGGGCGAAGGCAGCGGGTCGCCCGTATCCAAATCTTATTGATAATATGGCGGCGGCGAAGAAGAAGAAGTGAGGTACTATTGTATTTCGCTGCGTGAGACGCCTGAGCGCACGGCGCGGGTGCAGGCAGAGTTTGAGCGTGAGGGTGTGCCGGTAACTTGGGTCTGGGGTGTGTATGGGAAATCCATGCGTATCAAATCAGAAATACCCATGCACTCGGATTATTATGTGACCCGTGGTGCGACGGCGCTGGTTTTGAGTCACCATTTCGCTTGGAACCTGGCGCAGCATGATGGTGCTGACGAGTTCATGGTCTTCGAGGATGATGTAGTATTACCGGAAAACTTTCTGGAAAAGTGGGCCGCTATCCGCGCCAAGGTGGATGAGGATGTGGACGGGGTCTATTTGCAGAGTTGTTGTGTGGATGACCAGAAGTGGAAGCGCAAGTATCGGGATGAGTTGTATGATGTGAGGTATCCGTTGTGTACGGCGGCGATTTGGTGGCGGCAGCGGGCTATTCCAACGTTGATTGAGTACACCAAGCCAGCGAATACGCCGGTTGATATTTTGTTGGAGCAGAAGGTGTTGCCCAAGTTGAAAGTGCTGACGGTGTTGCCCGAACTGGTCAGTCAGTTGACGTTGCAGGGTAAAATGTCGAGCGAGGTTCACGCATGAATGAGATGGCGCATTTGGGTGGCTATTATGAGGAAGGCGATGGGCATACGTTCACGCCGGATATCTGGGGCTGGTTGCTGCTGGAATATGGTGTGGAATCTGTGATTGATGTCGGGTGTGGCACAGCGGTCAATCTGAAGTGGTTCCAAGACATGGGGTGTCGGGTGTTGGGGGTAGAGGGGCACCCAGATGCCATTCTGAAGGCGAAGTGCGGCCCGATTATCTTGCATGATTATACGAAGGGACCGCTGGACATTGGGCAGCGGTTTGACTTGTGTATTTCCACTGAGTTTGTGGAGCATGTGGATGCGAAGTATGAGGCTAATTGGTTTGCTACCATGAAGGCGGCGGATCGTGTGTTGATGTGTCATGCGGTGCCGGGCCAGGGCGGTCACCATCATGTGAATGAGCAAACGGCGGAGTACTGGGTGAAGAAGTTTGGCCAGCACGGGTTCCGCAATCTGGTGGTGGAAACAGCGATGTTTCAGGAGACTACCCGGCGCAAGCCTGCCCCATGGGGGCGGAATACACTGATGTTGTTTGAGAAGGTGGCATGATTTTAAGCCAGTTTCCTGGCGCAGAGCGTGTGGAGATCAAGCTGCCGAGTAAGATGGCGGCTTGTAATCCATCGATTGCGTGGGATGGTGACAAGATCAGGGCGGTGGTTCGGACGTTGAACTACCGTTTGTTGCCCAGTGGTTCCATTTGGATCAAGGGTAGTGCGCCGGATACGGTGAATTGGCTGGTGGATTTGGATGCCGCCAGCTTGGCGCAGTTATCAGCGGTTCAGATCGACGATACGGAGATCAGGCAGTCCCCCGTCTGCAAAGACGGCTTGGAAGATATGCGGTTGTTTGCCTGGAAGGGGGCCTGGTGGGGGTTGGCCAGCGGGCATTCCAGCCGAAATGATGCAAACACGATGGTTTTGGCGCCAGTTTCCCCGGTTATGACGGAGAAACAGGTGCTTTTGTCGCCAAATGGCGAGAAAAAGGAAAAGAACTGGGGCATTTATGTAGATGGGCAAGATTTAAAGCTAGTGCATTGGTTTTGCCCGATTTCTGTGTACAAGTTTAATGGTAGCCAAATGTTGGAACCCGTGTTTTACGGGGATGGTCGGGCAGATTTGGTGGGGTGGAGCGGGTCCAGCCAGATTGTACCGCATAAGGGCCGTTTGGTTACCTGTTTGCATCGCCGTTTTGGCGAGAAGAATGGCAAGATGCCGATTTATTACGCGCACCGGCTGGTGGAGTATGATGTGGATACTTGGGATGTGACGCGAGTATCCCCTGTCTTCTTGTTTGAGGCGGAGCAGATTGAGTTTAATTCGGGGTTGGTAATTACCCCGGAAAATGTGTTATTTAGCTACGGGGTCATGGATGCGGCGGCGGTGGTGTTGCGGTTGCCGATTGGGGCCTTGGACATGATTTTTGAAGGGCGGATTGGATGAAATCCCCAGCCTGGACGCGGAAAGCCGGAAAGAACCCCTCAGGTGGTTTGAACGAGGCTGGCCGTCGTTCTTATGAGGCGGCTAATCCGGGTTCTAATTTGAAGGCTCCGGTGAAGGCAGGGGACAATCCTCGCCGGGCTAGTTTCTTGGCGCGCATGGGCAATATGCCGGGGCCGGAGCGTGATGCGAAGGGCGAGCCGACGCGGCTGTTGAAATCGCTTCAGGCTTGGGGTGCTTCCAGTAAGGCAGATGCCAAGGCGAAGGCCAGGGCGATTTCGGAGCGGAATAAGGGGAAATCCAAATGAGTCGCCAGATAAAGGACGATACTGGGCATGTGATTTCCCAGGTGTTTGAGACGGATGGGGTGCATGTAATCAATAACCCGTCTGTCAGCACGCAGACCGGCGCATTTGGCGCGCAGACTACGGCGATCCGTGTGGCGACTACTGGTAACCATGTTCACATTGCGATCAACGGTAACCCGACAGCAACGGACCAAAGTATGTTGATGCCCGCCAATTGGGTTGAGATTTTCGCGGTTAAGCCTGGCTGGAAGTTGGCGGCGATCAAGGGTGGCGGCGCTGGTAGTCCGATTGTGTCCGTCACGGAGTTGGTGTGATGCAATGTCCGAAGGCCACCTATGATCTTGAGGAAAATATTGAATACCGTGACCGGGCGTTTAAGGATTTCGGTTATGGTCCTGCCAACCCGAATGAAGAAGATGATTTCTTCTGGAAACTCCGGGCGAAGGAATGGAATACGACTGCTGATGAGGCTAAGACGATGCGGTGTGGTAATTGCGCCGCGTTCATCCAGACCCCCGAGATGATGGCTTGTATTGTTAAGGGCATCCAGGGGGAGGAAAGCAACGATGAGACGTATGCGCCCGAAGTATCTAAGGCGGCGAACTTGGGCTATTGTGAATTGTTGGAGTTCAAATGTGCGGCATCGCGCACTTGTAGCGCGTGGTTAGTTGGTGGTCCGATTACGAAGCCGATGACCAAGCGCCAGCGTGAGACGGTTTTGATGGCGAAGGTGATGTTACCCAAGGGTGACGAAGAAGAGACAGAGGAAGAGGAAGAATACTGATGTCTGATACCTGGTCCTGGCAGTTCAATCCGCTTCTTCGCCCCGTTGAAACGTATGACGCGCCTGGCGAGCATCGCTTTTTTCAGCCAATGCGGACGCGCCCTGAAGCGACGCCTGTTGTCAATCAAGACCAAAGGTTTTGGGAAGGTGATGGCGATTGGACGCCGACATCTGTCGGTCGTGGTGCGCTGACTAGTACGGGGGATTTTTCCCGTGATTTAGAGATGATTTCCAACGATTCCGGCACCATGAATGCGCTTATGGCGCTGGCTACGGGTCCGATTGGCGCGGTCAGTATTGCGCTTGGAACTCTTCTTAATCAGGCGGCTGGTGTTCCGGGGGTGAACTCTCTTGGTGGGTTCTTGTTGGATCGTGCCCGCGAATTGGATTTGACGCCAGAACAGGTAACTGCGTTGCGTGAGTCCCAGCAGGGGCAATACAACACGCAGCAGCGCCTTAGTGATGACCGCCAAACGACGCGGGAAGATTTGGCGCCCATCAGTAGTACGCTGAACCAGAATGTTACCTCTTTGTTGGATACGACGGGGCAGACTGCAACTAATGTTGCTTCTACGACGGATACGGGGAATGTCACCAAGACTGCTTCTGATGTTACCTCTTTGTTGGATACGGGTGCTACCGATCTGACTACTTCTAAGGGGCCAGGCACCACAGCAGCCACCACAGATACAGGGAATGTCACCAAGACTGCTTCTGATGTTACCTCTTTGTTGGATACGGGCACTACTGATCTGACCACTTCCAAGGGGCCAGGCACCACAGCAGCCACCACGGACACGGGCGCGGTTAGCAAGACCCTGACTGATTTGGGTAATGTGGTGAACCCAAACATTACTTCGCTTTTGGATGGTTATCCGGCTGATGGTGAAGACGCTACTGGCGTTACAGGCGACTTCGGCATGGGTGACAAGGCTGCTGGTTTTGCGACTGATGTTGCCGAGGGTCGCATGACCCAGCAAGAAGCGTTGAACGCCATGGCCCAAACGGTGTCTGATTTAACGGGTGTTCCGGCTGCTGATTTGGCCGCGATGGCGGACCAGCTTGGCCGCGATGTTGCTGAAGGCAAGGTTGGCTTGAATGAGGCGATTGCTTCAATGATGGCTGATGTTACGGCTGCTGCGCCAGCCGCCCCCGCTGCCCCATCTGATGAAGACACAGACGACGAAGCCGCCGCCCAATCAGTGGCGAACGCTATGGCGGAGGCCCAGGCAGCAGCAGACGAGGCAGCGGCGGCAGAGGCAGCGGCGGCAGACGCGGCGGCTTCTGATGCGGCTGGCGAGGGCGCCGGTGAAGGCGACGGAGATGGCGATGGCGGCGATGGTAGCGGGGATGGCGGTGGAGACGGCGACGGCGGTGGTGGAGACGGCGGCGGCGACGGTGGTGGTGACGGTGGTGGTGGAGACGGCGGCGGCGACGGTGGTGGCTACCGCAAAGGTGGTTTGGTGAAGGGTAAGAAGAAGAATGCCCCAATCAAAGCCACAGTCCATGTTGGTGAATATGTCCTGCGCCCGGAAGCTGTTAATATGTATGGCTTGGGCTTGTTGAATGCTATTAATGAGCAGCGTATTCCGAAACGCCGGTTCACCGGCTTGCTGGGTGATTAAGCATGGACCCGAAGATTTCTGACTTGGTTTCCGACATCACGCAGCAAATGCAAGACTCGGAAGTTGACGCTGGCATGGATGCTGATCTTCCTGATGAGATCGACATTCAGGCTATTGTTACTGGCGAGATTGAAGATGCGGTTGATTACATCGATAGCACCATTTCTCCTTTGCGCGCCGTTGCTACTGAGTACTACCGTGGTATGCCATTCGGGAACGAGGAAGATGGTCGTTCTCAGGTGGTTAGCCGCGATGTGCGGGATACGGTCCAGGCGATCTTGCCTAGCCTGATGCGTGTGTTTTTCGGTAGTCAGAAAATTGTAGAGTTCGCTCCGAATGGCGCCGAAGATGTGGCCATGGCGGAGCAAGCGACGGACTACATTAATTATGTGCTGACCCGTGATAATCCGGGCTTTGAGATTTTCTATTCCGCCTTCAAGGATGCCTTGGTTTGTAAGACCGGGATTATCAAGTTCTATTGGGACAATCAGACTGAAATCCAGACTGTGGATATGAGTGGTTTGGATGACACGGGTTTGGCGGTTCTGAACTCTGATCCTAACTGCGAAGTTCAGGTGACGGTGGCTTATCCTGGCGATGTTGATCCGACTACGGGGATGCCTGGCCCAAATATGTATGATGTGCGGGTGGTCCGTAGGTGGGATAAGGGGCGGTTGAAGATTGCTGCGGTTCCGCCTGAAGAGTTTCTGGTGGCGCGGGCTGCTATTAGCTTGGATGATTCGTCCATTGTCGCGCATCGCCGCATTTTGACGGTCAGCGAACTGGTGGCGATGGGGTACGATAAGGACGAGATTGAGCCTTACGCCAATGAGGTGGATGAACTAGAGGACAATGAAGAGCGGTTCATTCGTAATCCGCAAGCCACCATTGATATGGCTAATCGGTCTGACGTTGCCGCGAAGAAGGTTTTGTACGTCGAAGCTTATGTGAAGATCGACATGGATGGCGACGGCATTGCGGAACTGCGCCGCATTTGCACGGTTGGCCAAGCTTATGAGGTTATGCGGAACGAACCGGCGGATATGATCCCGTTTGCGGTGTTCTGCCCGGACCCGGAGCCTCATACGTTCTTTGGTTTGTCTGTTGCTGATCAGGTGATGGACATTCAGCTTATCAAATCCAACATTCAGCGGAATATGCTGGATAGTCTGGCGCTGGCCATTCATCCGCGTGTGGGTGTGGTTGAGGGCCAGGTTAATGTTGACGATGTGCTGAATACGGAAGTTGGTGGTGTAATCCGTATGCGGGCGCCGGGGATGGTTCAGCCGTTCTCTATGCCATTCGTGGGGCAGCAGGCTTTCCCGATGCTGGACTACATGGATGGCATGAAGGAAAGCCGCACAGGTATCACCAAGGCGGCGGCTGGCTTGGCGGCGGATAGCCTTCAGTCTTCTACCCGCGCAGCGGTGGCAGCTACGGTTTCAGCGGCCCAGCAGCGGATTGAGTTGATTGCCCGCATCTTTGCTGAAGGCGGCATGAAGCGGCTATTTACGGGCTTGTTGAAGTTGGCGGTTCAGAACCAGCAGGCCGAGCGCATGATTCGCTTGCGCGGTCAGTTTGTGCCGGTTGATCCCCGTAGTTGGGATGCGAATATGGATGTTGTGGTGAATATCGCCTTGGGCGGCGGAACCGAGCAGGACAAGATACAGGTTCTCACCAACATCTTGCAGAAGCAAGAGCAGATATTACAAATGGCGGGGATGAATAATCCGCTGGTTACGCTGGCACAGTATCGCAATACTTTGGCGCAAATTGTGTCGCTGGCTGGCTATAAGGACGCCAGCCAGTTCTTCAATGATCCGGCGCAGATGCCGCCGATGCCCCCGCAACCGCCGAAGCCTTCGCCGGAAGAAATGCTGGCCCAGGCGCAGATGGCGGCGATCCAGGCAGACATCCAGAAGAAGGCGGCTGAACTAGAGTTGCGCCGTGAGGAAATGGTCCGTAAGGACGATTTGCAGCGTGACCAGATGGAAGCCGATTTGATGGTAAAGATTGCTGAGATGCGGGCGAAGTATGGCGCCCAGGTGGATGTCGCGGCGATCCGGGCTGACATGGAGCGGGATCGTGAGATGATGCGCCAGGTTCAGCAGGCGCAGCGCCAGCAGATGATGAATCCGCCCCAGGTGATGGGTGCTAATATGGCGCCGGGTGGAATGGGAGGCCCGTTTGGTTGATTTCGCAACTCAGATAGCGGCGGGGAACGACGCTCTTAGGCTGATGAATGATCCGACGCTGAAGGCGGCGGTGGCATTGGTTGAAGAGCAGTTGTTTGATGAGTGGAAAACCGCCAAGTTTGAGGCTGACCAGAAATACATCCACGCAACAATGCGGGGGATGCATGAGTTCTTGCGGGCACTTCAAGCCGTTATTGATAATGGCAAAGTGGCTGCTTCCATCGCCGAGAGGCGTTTTGAGAGAGGATAATTTTTGATGTCTGAATCATCCGGCACCCCCGCCCAAGGCGGGATCGGAATCCACCAGGCACAAGATGCCATAGCCGATATCCTGGCCGCTGATGACGGCGATACCCAGGCCGGTGAGGCGCAGCAGCCCGAAGCGCAAGCCCAGGGCGCCGAGACGGAGGCACCAGTAGCGCAAGCTGCTGCTGAAGCCGTTGAGGAAACCGCTGAAGATGATGACCAACCACAGGTCGAAGAGCAGCCTCGTGAAAGGCTTCCGCAAGCTGTCAAAGTAAAGGTGGCGGGCGAAGAAGTTGAGGTGACGCTGGACGAACTGGCGCGCGGATATTCAAGGACGGCGGACTATAGCCGAAAGACCCAGCAACTCGCGGAAGAGCGCAAGGCGTTCCAAGCGGAAGCTGAAGCCATTCGGCAAGAGCGGGCGCAGTACGCCACTCTTCTAGGGGCACTACAGCAGCAGTTGCAGAATGTCGCTCAAGTTGAAGCAGAGCCGGATTGGGATCGTCTTTATGAAGAAGACCCCCAGAACGCCATTCGCTTGGAGCGGCAGTGGAAGAAGGTGCAGGAAGATCGTCTGGCGAAGTTTCAGGCTATCGAGGCCGAGAAGCAGCGTTTGACGCAGGCTTTCCAGCAGCAACAAACCGAGCAACTAAAGGCAACGCTAACATCTGAGGCGCAGAAGCTACAAGAGATCATTCCAGCCTGGAAAGATCAGAAGGTAGCGCAGGGCGAAAAGAAGATGTTGCGCGATTGGTTGATGGAGAATGGTGCGTCTGAGCAAGACATTAATGGTCTTACGAAGGCGCAACACGTTGCTATCCTCCGCAAAGCCATGCTGTATGATCGTGGTCAGCAGAAGGCGCAGGCTGCGGTCAAACCACAGGTTTCCGCGACAAGGCCGGTGAAGCCCGGCCCCGTGCAATCTGTACCCCAAAGGAATGTGACGGACCTAACCCGTGCAAAGCAGCGTCTCGCTAAAACCGGGACTGTCAATGATGCTGCTAGTGTTCTAGCGGCGCTTCTCTGAAAGGATATAAGCTATGACTATCGTTGCAAATACCTTCACGCGCTATGATGCCAAAGGCATCCGTGAAGACCTGGCGAATGTGATCTACAACATCTCGCCGGAAGAAACCCCGTTCCAGTCTAACACTGCCCGCGTGAACGTGAAGAACACGTTCTTCGAATGGCAGACGGACAGCCTGGCGGCGGCTTCCACCACCAACGCGGCGCTTGAAGGCGATGATATTTCGTCCTTCGATGCCGTGAACCCCACCACTCGCCTGGGCAACTACACGCAGATCAGCCGCAAGACGGTTGTTATCTCCGGCACCCTGGAGAGCGTGGACAAGGCTGGTCGCCGTTCCGAACTCGCCTATCAGATGGCGAAAAACGGTGCGGAACTGAAGCGCGACATGGAAGCCACGCTGTTGGCGTCCAAGGCCGCGAACGCTGGTAACAACACCACGGCGCGTCAGACGGCTGGCTTGCCTGCCTTCCTTCGCACCAACACCAACAAGGGCGCTGGCGGTTCTGATCCGACTGTGTCTAACGGTGTGGTGAACGCCACTCGTGTTGATGGTACGCAGCGCACCTTCACGGAAACCATCCTGAAGGACGTTATTGCCCAGGTGTGGACCGAAGGCGGTACGCCGAAGATTCTGATGGTTGGCCCGTTCAACAAGCAGACTGTCTCCGGCTTCGCTGGCATTGCCGAAATCCGTTACAATCAGGCGACTCCTCGCCCGACTGTGATTATCGGCGCGGCTGATGTCTATGTGTCTGACTTCGGTGCGGTGTCTGTGGTGCCGAACCGCTTCCAGCGTGAGCGTGATGCGTTCGTGCTTGACCCGGAATACGCGGCTACCGCCATTCTCCGCCCCATCCAGACGATGGATTTGGCGAAGACGGGCGACGCTGAGAAGCGTATGATGCTTTGCGAATATGGCCTCATGGTTCGCCAGGAAGCCGCGCATGGTATCGCTGCTGACTTGACGACTTCGTAATGGCAACGGGGCTGGCGGGTGACTGCCAGCCCCACCTTAAAGGTGGCTTATGGCTGACAAGGTTTTCAATATTGATCCAGTGAGTGGGATTACTTCTTACTGGCATTATGATGAGGGCACGGATACGGCGCTAATTGAGAAGCGCCAGGATGTGTCTGGTATTATTGAAGCCAATAAGGCGCAGTTTAATGAAGATCACGGGCGCTACGGCGAGTGGAACAAGGTGGCTTCCATCCCCATGGCGGTCTTTTATGATTTAAAGATGAAGGGTATCGTGGATGACCCGGTAGCCATGAAGAAGTGGCTGAATGACCCAGAGAATAGGTTCTTCCGTACCAGGCCGGGGCGCGTTTGATGCCCGCTATTGTTTCTGTCTGTGTCCCTTGCCGAGATGTGGTGGATAGCGGGTTTGCCTTCGATTTAGCCCGGTGCGTTGCGGCCCATACAGCGGCGACAAAGGACCGGGTGCTGCTGTTCCAAAACCAAGGGACGCTGATTGTAAACCAGCGGCAGGAATTGGCTCAGGCTTCCTTGGATGCTGGCGCTACCCATGTCCTGTTTGTGGATGCCGATATGCGGTTTCCGAAGGACAGCATCCGGCAGCTATTGGCGCGGGATGAGGATATTGTTGCTGCCAATTACAGTACGCGCAAACTCCCACTTCAGCCGGTGGCTTTCCGTGACGATCTAACCAGCGAGCGGGTTTATACGGAAGAGTGGTGTACTGGACTGGAAGAGGTGTCTGCCATTGGGATGGGGCTGATGCTGATTAAGGCTGAAGTTTTCCGGAAAGTTCAAAAACCATGGTTTTTCGTGCCTTACCAAAATGGTATATACATAGGGGAAGACATATTCTTTTGTAGAACATCAAGGGAAGCAGGGTTTAAGGTGATGTTGGACCACGATATTAGCCATCAAGTGCGCCATATCGGGGCTTTTGAGTTTTCCTGTGCCCATGCGGCTGCATCTAGGGGGGAATGAATATGGCGATTACCAGCTATTCCACCCTGCAAACCTCCATAGGTGATTGGCTTAACCGGGCTGACCTGACAGCAGTTATCCCTGATTTCATCACCTTGGCAGAAGCTCAGTTCAACCGGAACATCCGCCACAGGAAGATGGTGGAGCGGGCTACGGCTACGCTGGACAGCGAGTATAGCGTGGTTCCGGGCGATTGGTTGGAAAGCATCCGCTTCCAGATCAACACCAATCCCATCACGGTGATGGAGTTCGTTTCCCCGGATCAGGCGGCGATGCTGAAGGGGGCTAACAGCGCAAGCGGCAAGCCTATCTATTACACGCAGATTGGCCAGCAGTTTCAGGTTATCCCGGCGCCGGATAGCGGTTCTGCCTATACAGGCGAGTTGACCTATTACGCCAAGATTCCGGCTTTGACGGTATCCAATACCAGTAATTGGCTTCTGGTAGAGGCGCCGGATTTATATCTTTATGGCTCGCTTTTGCAGGCGGCGCCCTATTTACAAGACGATCAGCGCATCACGGTATGGGGCGCTTTGTATGATCGTGCCATGAGTGACCTAAAGGTTTCGGATGAGCGAAGCCGTATGTCCACTTCTGCCCTTCGGATGCGAGCAAGGAGTTTCGGCTAATGACCACTAACGCCTTCACCAATTATCTTGAAAACAAGATAATGGCTTATGTGTTCTCTGGGACGGCTTATTCTTCGCCGTCTGCCAGCCTTTATGTGGGGCTGTTCACCGCTGCCCCTGGCGAGGGTGGTGGCGGCACGGAAGTTTCCGGCAATGGTTACACCCGCAAGCAGGCGACGATGACCACCAGCGGTAACGCCAGCACCAATAGCGGGGCTATTGAGTTCGATACGGCGACGGGTTCCTGGGGCACGATTACCTATGTGGGTATTTTCGATGCCTCCACATCTGGGAACCTGTTGGCTTACGGGGAACTGACCACCAGTAAGACCATTGGTACGGGCGACGTTTTCCGCATTCCGGCTGGCGATCTCGACATTACCCTGGAGTAATCTAAGTGGCTGGTTATGGCAGCGGCTTATATGGGCGAGGTAATTACGGTATAGACCCCAAAGAGGGGGCGGCTGTAATTGACGCCATTGCCGCCTTAACGGCTGCTGGAACCGGCACTTTTAACGGCGCCACCAGTATAGAGGGGGTTGCGTCTGTAATTCCTTCTGGCGCCATCGTTTATTTGGGCGCGGTCCAAATAGACGCGGTTGGCGCGGTTACTGGTGATGGCGTTATTTACCGTCAATCCGGGGTGAATATAGAGGCTTTCAGTGATCTGACGGCTTCAGCGGAAGCGGTCTATGTATCTGGGGTGGCGATGACTGCCACCTCTAACTTGGACGCTACCGCTCTGGCTGTTCGTAATTTCTCGGTTCAAATTGGGGCGTCTAGCGAGTTTGTTGCTTCGGCCATTCTGAAGTGGGAGCAAATCCCAGATGGCACGAAAACATGGACGCCGTTGGTTGATTCCTCTACAATATGGACGCAAATCTGAGTGTCCCAGCACAGGCGAGGGTTTCTAAATGGCTGATACGACAACCACCAATTTAGGGCTTACGAAGCCAGAGGTTGGCGCGTCCGCTGATGCCTGGGGTACCAAGCTAAATAACGATTTGGATACCATTGATGGTTTGTTTGCTGGGGCTAGTGGTGGCGCCTTGGTGGTGGCTAGTGGGGGCACTGGCGCCAAGACGCTGACGGGGGTTCTTAAGGGGAACGGTACTTCGGCTTTCACCGCGGCGACGGCTGGGACGGACTATCTGGCGCCCCCAAGTGGTACGGCAATCCTAAAGGCCAATTCCGGGGGGGCTTTGGCGAATGCGACGGCGGGTACGGATTATCTAGCGCCCCCGTCTGGTACTGCCATTCTGAAGGCCAATTCTGGCGGGGCGTTGGCTAACGCCACTGCTGGTACGGATTATGTCGCGCCGGGTACGGCTACCACGTTTACGGCGGCGCAGACGTTCAGTGGTAGCAGTAGCGTGATTGCGGCTATATTTTCTGATGTTGCTGAGATCGCCACCGTATCAGCAACAGCAGCAACTGGTACTATCAATTATGATGTTACCACTCAAAATGTCATTTATTACACCAGCAATGCTTCCGCCAACTGGACGGTGAACTTCCGCGCTTCTTCCGGTACGTCGTTGAATACGGCGATGTCTACTGGTCAAGCGATTACGGTGGCGTTTTTGGTGACGCAGGGCAGCACTGCCTATTACAACAGCGCCGTGCAGGTAGATGGTTCTTCCGTCACTCCGAAGTGGCAAGGCGGTACAGCGCCAAGCGCGGGTAACGCTTCATCTATTGATGTCTACACATACACCATCGTGAAGACTGGCAGTGCCGCGTTCACGGTGTTTGCTTCTCAGACGCAGTTTAAGTGAGGTAATTTAATGCCCACCGTAATTACCCAAGGCGCTGCATCTGCAAAAGGTTATGGTTTTGGTGCGCGCTCTGTCGCCGCCAACTACATCGAAGATGTGTTCTCGACGTATTTGTATACGGGGACAGGTGCGTCACAGACGATCACAAATGGGATTGATCTAAGTGGCAAAGGTGGACTCGTTTGGCTTAAGGGTCGTTCTGGCGCTACAGATCACGCGCTTTACGACACTGCACGCGGCGCGACCTTTGACATTGCTTCCAACACAACGGCTGCTCAGACAACTCAAGCAACGGGCCTTACCTCTTTTGGTTCCACTGGTTTCACTATTGGCGCCCTTGCTAAAATTAACACGAGTTCTGCGACCTATGTCTCATGGGCATTTCGTGAGCAGGCTAAGTTTTTTGATGTGGTGACGTATACGGGGAATGGCGCGAACCGTACTATTGCCCACAACCTAGGCTCGGTGCCGGGTTGTATCATTGTTAAGCGCACTGACACGACAGCAGATTGGCAAGTATATCATCGCAGTTTGGCTAATACCGAATATATGGTACTCAATACTACGGCAGCGAAAGCAACAGGCACAACCCGCTGGAATAGCACGACACCAACTAGCACTGTCTTTTCGCTTGGCACTGACACTACAGTTAATGCTAATGGAGGAACCTACGTCGCTTATCTCTTTGCCCACAATGCTGGCGGCTTTGGCGCGGCGGGTACGGATAATGTGATTAGCTGCGGGTCTTTTACTGGTAGTAATGTAAGTAATGTTGATGTGTCTTTAGGATATGAGCCGCAATTTATTTTATGGAAAACCGCTACGTCTGCTGATTCGTGGAAAATTGCAGACAATATGCGCGGCATGCCGATAGGTTCTGGTTTAAGTAGTAGCACAGCTAATTTATTTCCAAACGCTTCTACGGCGGAAACCGTACAAAATGGTGTTGCCCCAACCGCCACAGGTTTTACATGGTATGCAAATGGCGCAGTAGCGGCTTCAGACACCTACATCTACATCGCCATCCGTCGCGGCCCGATGAAAACCCCGACGAGCGGGACGAGTGTGTTTGGCCTTAGCGCACGCACCGGCACCGGCGCCAATGCCACTGTCACCGGCGGCCAGACGGACGATGCAATTCTGGTTAAGAACCGTGGTTCTGCTGTTGGGGATTTGCTTTCAGCAAGGCTTGTTGGCACTGGCTATATGGAAACATCTAGCTCTGCGTTAGAAGTGGCAGCAGGCACAACCATTCTGCAAGCTAACCCGTGGGATGTTATGGATGGCGTCAAGCTTGGCACAACTTCCACCATCACCAACGCATCCGCCAATACGTTCATCAACTACCTGTTCCGCCGCGCCCCCGGTTTCTTTGATGTGGTGTGCTACCCGGGGACGGGTGCCAATCGCACGGTCAGCCATAACTTAGGCGTGGCGCCAGAATTGATGATTACGAAGAAAAGAAGCGGGCCGGAAAATTGGCTTGTTTATAATCAAACAATAGGAAATACAAAGTTTTTACAGCTTCAAGCGACTGGCAATGCTCAAACAAATGCAACTTATTGGAATAACACTTCTCCAACGTCGAGTGTGTTTTCCTTAGGTACCGGGTCAACAAATGACAACACTGCTACATACGTCGCCTACCTCTTCGCCACATGTCCAGGCGTCAGCAAGGTAGGCTCCTACACCGGCACCGGGACAACTCTACAGATCGACTGCGGCTTCACTGGTGGCGCAAGGTTTGTCCTAATCAAGCGCGCTGACAGCAATGGCGGTTGGTTCGTCTGGGATAGTGCGCGTGGCATCAATGCTGGTAATGACCCCTTTCTGCTCCTCAATTCGACGGCGGCAGAGGACACCAGCACGGACTACATCGACACCTATTCGGCTGGTTTTGAAATCAGCAGCACGGCGCCAGCGGCTATCAATGCTAATGGTGGTTCGTTTATCTTCTTAGCAATCGCGTAAAGAGGGACATCATGGAAATCCGTCTTCGTTCTACCGGCGCTGTGATGTTCGAGAGCGAACTACGCGCCTATCTGTTAGCTAATGACGGCCCGTCTTATGACACGCTGACGCCAGAGGTTATGGAAGCCATTGGCGCCGATCCGGTGTTTGAAGGGCCGCAGGCGACTGGCGGCACGGTCTATCAATACTCCATGCGCCAGGGTGTTGAACTCGGCACAGATGGCAAGTGGTACACCAAGTACATCTTGGGGCCAATCTTCACCGACACGCCAGACGCCACTGCTGCCCAGCAGGAAGCAGCCTATAAGGCGGCGAAGGATGCGGAACAGGCTAAGTTGGTGCGGGCTGACCGGGCTGCGCGCTTGGCGGAAAGCGATTGGACCCAGCTTGCGGATGCCCCGGTGGATAATTTGGTGTGGGCAGTTTATCGCCAAGCGTTGCGCGATATTCCTACCCAAACTGGGTTTCCATGGAATATAACCTGGCCAGCAAAGCCCTAATCTTACAGGTGCGACATGGTTGATAACCACGAAACCGCAAAGACCATAGGGGATGTGTTATCAATCACGACGGTTGTGGGGACATTGGCCCAGGTTCTTCCTTCTATTGCGGCGATCTTCACCATCGTTTGGACTGTAATTCGCATCTATGAAACCAAGACCGTTCAATCATGGCTTCGACGTTTGAGGGGCTAGATGTACATTCCGCTAAAGTTGCCGCCGGGAATTTATCGCAACGGGACGCAGTATCAGTCCGCTGGCCGGTGGTACGATGCTAACTTGGTGCGGTGGTATGATGGCACCTTGCGCCCAATTGGCGGTTGGCGGAAGCGCACACACAACGGAAGCAACATTCAGCTTACTGGTATTATGCGCGGCTCCCATGCTTGGCGGTCCAATAATGCGAATGCTTGGTTAGGCACTGGCGGCGCCAAGAAGTTATACGCCATTAAGGCGGATGTTTCGCCGTACAATATCACGCCAATCCGCGAAACTGGTACGCTCACTAACGCCTTCAGCACGGTAAATGCGTCAGCGGTTGTAACGGTGGCGGATACCGGGCACGGTGGGAAGACTGGCGATACGGTTAAATTTACTAATGGGACCGCGATTGGTTCCAGTGGGATTACGCTATCTGGCGAGTATATAATGACGGTGACGGGGTTAAACTCCTACACTGTCACGCATGGTTCTGCTGCCACTTCTACTGAGACGAATGCTGGCTCTGCTGACTATGCGTATGAATTGTCTATTGGTGATGTGGCTGCAACGCAGAACCTTGGCTATGGCGGGTTTACCTACGGCACCAGCACATACGGCACCGCGCGCCCTGATGTATCGCCAACAGGTATCTCAGCAGCAGCGACATGGGCGCTGGATAACTGGGGTGAGTATTTGGTGGCTTGCCGGTCTGATGATGGCAAGATTTACGAATGGGATTTGGATACCGCTGGCCGGGCTGATTTGATTTCCACTGCCCCCACGGGTAATTCTTCAATCTTGGTGACGCCGGAACGGTTTCTGTTTGCGCTTGGAGCGGGTGGCAATCCGCGCAAGGTCCAATGGTGTGACCAAGAAGACAATACCGATTGGACGCCGTCAGCGACAAACCAGGCGGGTGATTTCGAGTTGTCTACATCCGGCAAGGTTATCTGTGGCGAGCGCACTCGCTATGGGTCTTTGTTGCTGACCACGGTTGATGCTCACTTGGCGACGTACCAAGGCCCGCCATTCGTTTATGGCTTTGAGCGGGTTGGTTATGGTTGCGGGGTGATTAGCGCCCAGGCTTCTGTCAGTATGGATACTGGCGTTGCCTGGATGTCTGATGGTTCGTTCTATGTGTTTGATGGCGCCGTTAAGCCTTTGCGGTCTGATGTGTCGGATTATGTGTTCTCCGACTTCAACTATAACCAGGCTTCTAAGGTGAATGCGGTTCTCAATATCGAGTTCTTTGAGGTGATCTGGTCTTACCCGTCTGCCGCGTCTAATGAATGTGACCGCTATGTAATCTGGAACTACCGCGAGAATACTTGGTCCATTGGTTCTTGGGCGCGGACAACTGGTGTGGCGGCTGGCGTGTTTGATTATCCCATTCTGATTGATCCGTCTGGTTATGTGTATGATCATGAGGTTGGTTGGAATTACGATGGTGCTTCGCCGTATGCGGAGACGGGGCCGTTGGAAATGGGGAATGGGGACCGGATTATGGTAGCCCGCCAGGTGGTGCCAGATGAGAAAACGCAAGGCCAGGTAAACGTCAGCTTTAAAACACGTTTTGCGCCAGAGGGTACGGAAAGCACATTTGGGCCTTACACCATTTCTTCTAAGTACACCGATGTCCGGTTCTCAGGGCGCCAAGTTTCCTTCAAGGTGATGGGTGTTCAGTTGGCGGATTGGCGGGTTGGTAACTTCCGGCTTGAAGCGGTGCCTGGGGGTCTTCGGTGAGATTGCCCCCAGCCACCAATTCTTATGATAGTTCTAACGAGCAGACGGCCCGTGCCTTGTTGGAGCGGGCTGATGATGAGAACCACAAGAAGAACCGCGATTTGGAGGTAAGCCCAGGCCGGTTAATCCTGAAATCCCCTGACGGAACACGGTGGAGCATCACCGTTAGTAATTCTGGGGTGGTGGCTGCTACGGCGCTATGACCCTGTTTGAAGCCGAGTTCGAGCGATGCTCTAAGTGGTTGCAGGATGCTCTGGATTATGCGGGAAATACGCATGATCTCCATCATGTAGCGAAGGGCATTAAAGAGGGGCATTTCCAGTTCTGGCCCGCTTCTGAAGCGGTGATTGTCACAGAACTTGTTTACTATCCGAAGTTCACCATTCTCCATGCTTGGCTGGTTGGCGGTCAGTTGGAACAGGTGATTAAGATGATCCCGTCTTTAGAAGCCTATGGGCGGGCGTTTAATTGTTCCAAATTGACCGGGTGTGGCCGTTCAGGGTGGGTTCGTGCTTTGAAGCAGCACGGTTTTGAAGGTATAATGACGACAGTTTCTAAGGAGATACGCCATGTCTAAGGGCGGCGGGACATCGACGCAGACCCAAAGCAGTTCCCTTGACCCAGATGTCAAGGAACGGATGCTAGAGAATTATGAGTTCGCCCTAGACGTTGCTAATCGTGATTATCAACCTTACCCATATCAGCGGATAGCGGGCTTCACGCCATTACAAGAGGCTTCCTTCCAGCGAGTTGGTGAAGCGGCGGGTTCTGCCCAGCAGCCGATTACCCAAGCCCAGGCTTTAGCCCGCCAGGCTGGCGCCTATACGCCGGGCACTATTGCTTCAGGGATGGCGGCTTACCAGAACCCGTACACGCAACAGGTGATTGATACTACGCTGGCGGATATTGATCGTTCCCGTCAGATGGCAAACCAGCAAACCGCCGCGCAGGCAGTGAGGGCGCGGGCGTTTGGCGGTTCACGCCAGGGTGTGGCGGAGGCCGAGACTAACCGGGCGGCGATGGAGCAAGCGGCCCGCACTGCCGCGCAATTGCGTTCCCAGGGCTTCCAGCAGGCGGGCGAAATGGCTGGCCGTGACATTGGTTATGGCTTGCAGGGTAACCAGCAGGCCCTTGCCGCTGCCCAGCAGCTTGGCGCCCTTGGCGCCCTTGGCCAGACGGCTGGGCTTACTGGCGCGCAGGCTATGTTCCAATCTGGCGAACAGCAGCGCGGGTTAACCCAGGCGAATATGAGCCAGGCTTATGAGGACTTCTTGCGCCAGTTCCAGTATCCGGTGGAGCAGTTGCGGATTCGGCAGAGTGCGCTTGGGATGGCTCCGATGGGGCAGACCACCACAACGGAATCCACGCCTTCATTCTTGCAGCAAGTTGGCACCATTGGTCAGGCTGCTGGCGGCTTGGCTAATGCCTTTAATCTCCTGTTCCGGTAAGGAGCCGCGCAATGTCTGAATTTCTATCGCGTCTTTTTGGTGGTGGGGAACCGACAAGCGGCGGTGATCCGGTGCCGGATCAGAGTCCTTATGCTGATCTTTCCCCAGACCAGAGGCGCCTTTTAGGCATTGCCGCCATGCAGGACGCTTTTGCCGCCTTGGCTGGCCAGCGGGGTGGGGCGCTTCAGAGCGTGATGCCCGTCACCAATATGTTGCAGCAGCAGCAAAACCAGCGGCGCTATCAAGAGGCTGTGAGCCGGTTTGCTTCTGGTGGCGAGCCGACAAGCACGGCAGCGGCAGCAGCCGCCGCAGGGGCGGCGGCTCCGTCTGCTGCGCCGGTGCGGGCGCCTGCATCTGCTGAAGAAACCAATGGGCCGTTTAGCCGTGCTGCTATTGGCCGCGCACTGGATGTTCTTGGCCGCGCAGAAGCCCGTGGTCCCGGTGTTGTCAATTCTCAGGGCTATGCGGGGCAATATCAGATTGGTGCGCCTCTGGCTGCTGATGCTGGTGTCTATCGTCCTGCGCCTGGCGAAATTAGCCGCCGGGGGGAATGGAACGGGCAATGGGGTGGCACTTTCAACATCCCCGGCTTTGAGAATGTCCGTACATTGCGTGACTTCTTGGAAAACCCAGACGCCCAGCGTCGTGCTGCTGAATTAGCGATGCAAGTTCAGGCTGGCCGCATGACTTCCATGGGGCTTCCGGGTGCAATTGGGCGTAATGTTGGTGGTAACGAAGTGACGCCAGAGGCTCTTTTGCAGGGCGCTTGGCTCGGCGGTCCTGGTGGGGTTCAGGCGCTTATTGAGCGTGGCGAAGATAGGCGCGATGTTCTGGGGACGCCTGTTAGCCGCTGGATGGGCTTGCGGGGTGCCCAGGCGCAAGCGCAGCCAACCAGTGCCCAAGCGGCCCCCACTCAGGCGCAGCCAGCCCCAGCCGGGCAACCTACTTCTGGTGCGCCGCCACTCCGTCCGATTTCTGCTGAAGAACGCCGTTTGTTGGCTTCGCTTCCGCCAGAGATTGGTTGGCGTATTCTGGCTGAACGGGCGAACCCGACGCGGGTTGGTTTGCAGCCGGTGATGGTGGAAGAACCTGGGCCTAATGGCGAGCGTGTTGTGGTGCCGTACTTCCCGACACAAACGGGTGAATTGCGGCGCGGTCAACTTCCGCCTGGTGCGCGAGTTGCGGAAGGTATTCGTACTATTGATACGGGTACTGGTACGCAAATTGTTGGCGGGCGTACTGGCGCTCAAATGGGTGTGGTTCCGCGTGAAACAGAGCAACGCGAGCGCCAAGAACAGGTTGGCCGTGCGGCTGGTATCGCCCAGGCTGCTGCGCCTGGGGTAATTGACGCAACGAGTCGCACCATCAGTCAAATTAACGATGTTGTAAACCATTCGGCTTTCAGTACCTCCACTGGGGTATTGTCGCCATTGCAGCGGGTGCCGGGTACATCCGCTTATGACTTTGGTCGGCGTTTGGACCAAATCAAAGGCGCCGCCTTCTTGGAGGCGTATAATAGCCTTCGTGGTGCTGGTGCGATTACTGAGCAGGAGGGGCGTGTGGCTACTTCCGCCATTGCTCGTATCGAGTCTGGTTTAGCCCCGGCTGATTTGCGTAAGGCGCTTGATGAATTACGGAGCATTGCTGAACGTGCGCGGGAACGTGCATTTGATGCGGCTAGGGGTGTTTCTCCTGCGCCCCAGGCTCCCGCACAGGCGCCTCAACAACAGCAACGCCTTCGTTACAATCCTGCAACCCAAAGGGTTGAATAACCATGCCAATCGTCACGCTCCCTTCCGGCCAAGAGATCGAATTTCCAGAAGGTATGTCGCCAGACGCCATGGCGTCCGCCATCAGGCGGATGCAGGCTGGTGGTGCGGAACCTTCAACCACCATGGGTTCTATCGCACAAGGGGCCTTCGATCCAATCCAAGGGGGCGCGCAGGCACTCACGCAAATGTTGCCGCGTGGTGTTGTTGAAGCGGTTAATGCGGCTACTGGTGCGGTAAACAGGGCGCCAGTTATTGGCCCGATAACTCGTGCGCTTGGTATGACACCAGCGACGCCGGAAGACATCCAACAGCAGACAGTGGCGCGGGAGCGGTCTTATCAACAGTCTCGCGTGGCTGCTGGTGATACAGGTGTCGATCTTCCCCGTATGGCAGGCAGTTTGGTACCCGCTACAGCTTTGGCTTTAGCCACCCGCAATCCCCAATCCTTGGCTAGTTCTATTGGAGTTGGTGGGTTGCAAGGTGCGGCTCTTGGTCTTGCGGAGCCGGTAACTTCTGGCGAGTTCGCGGAGCAAAAGCCGCAACAGGTCGGCACGAGCGCCATGCTCGGCGCGATTGGTGGTCCTCTTGGTTATGCGCTTGGCCGCGCCATTGCGCCGAAGCTTCCGGCTGGTGTTCAAGAGTTGGCGGCTGAAGGCGTTCAAATGACGCCCGGTCAGGTAATGGGCGGTATTCCTCGTTCTATTGAAAGCGCGCTGACTTCTGTTCCGGTGCTTGGGCCGCGTATTGCGGGCGCCATGCGTGAATCTGTTGAGACGTTTAACACAGCGGCGGCTAATCGGGCGCTAGAGCCGATTGGGCAAAAGATCGTTTCTGGCCCGGTTGGTCGTGAATTGATTGACACTGTTGGTGGCATCATTTCCAACAGGTATGATGACATCATTTCTCGTGCTTCGCCTTTGGCTCCTGACCAAGAGTTGGGGCGTGATCTAGCGAATGTGATGCGAACCAATCTAACGCCAGAAATGTCAGGGCTTTTGCGCCGCGAATTGGATGATAAGTTGATCAGCCAACTGCAAAGTGGACAACTTACAGCGGATCAATACAAAAACATCGTAAGCGATATGCGGAAGCTTGGCGAAAGCTACAGTGGTTCCGCTATGGCTGCTGAACGTAGCTTGGGTGACGCATTCAAGAAGGTGCGTAGCGCCATGCAAGATTGGTTTGAACGCACCAATCCGAACTTGGCGCCTGATCTTAAAAAGGCTGATGAGGCTTACGCCAACTTCATGCGGGTGAACCGCGCCGCAGCCAGCCCTGGAGCGGTTGAGGGGGTATTTAGTCCAGCGCAACTTTCTGCTGCCGTCCGGGCTGGCGATGCTTCTGTAAACCGTGGGCGGTTCGCCCGTGGTGAAGCATTGATGCAAGACCTATCAGATCGTGCGCGCGGTGTACTGCCGCCAACCGTCAATGACTCTGGGACGGCAACGCGCCAAGCCGTTGGTGGCGCTCTTACTGGTGGTGCGGGGTTCAGTTATCCTATCCCCACGCTTATGGCTCTAGCTAGCTTGTATGGCGCTTATACCCCATCAGTCCGCCAAGCCTTCCAGCGGGCGATGGTGGCGCCACGCGGTCCTGCGATGCAGGCACTTGGGCAAAACGTGGCTGGTGCTGGTGGGGCAATGCTACAGCCCACCCTTAATCCATTAGTAAATCCGCAAGAAAGCCTATTGCAATAGGACCATCATGGTAGCCAAGACTGACTACGCCGCCATCAAGGCGGCTTATGAAGCGGTAGCGCAACATGGCTCTGTGATGGCTGCTGCGAAAGAGAACGGGCTACCGTATGAGACAATGCGGAGCCGTTATCAGCGCGCCATGCAGTTGTACAATAAACCGGACATTCGCAGTTCAGTTAGGAGCCTGGCGCGCGAGCCGATCAGCAAGCCGTGGTCTGAGAGTGAGGAACACAACAGCGCCCTGGTGATGGAGGTTCCCGCCATCAAGGACGGTGTTGGAATAGTTTTTTCAGACTGCCATTGGCGGTCATTATCGCAACCGCGCAGCTTGTCACATGAAGCCCTTTTGATTCTAGCCCGGCACATAAAGCCGGGCTTTTTGTTTTGTAATGGCGATGCCTTGGATATGGGGTCTGTCTCCCGCCATCCGCCCGTGATGTGGTCTGACAACCAGAAGCCCAATGTGGCGGAAGAACTCGCCGCCGGGCAAACCCACTTACGGGAGTTAAGGGAAGCCGCTGGCGATCCCACCTGTTACTGGATCAGGGGCAACCATGATGACCGTTACGATAAATATCTTGCTGCCCATGCTGCTGCCTTTGAAGGTATGGGTGCCTTTAGTCTTCAGGACCAGTTTATAGATTGGCCCATGACCTACCGGCTGGATGTCGGTGATGTGTCATTCGTCCACCGCTACCATGGCGGGGTTCACGCGGGCTACAATAACGCCATGAAGGCCGGGCGATCCATCATCAGTGGTGATACTCACGCCTTGGATGTGCGCCCCCTGAACCACTGGTCCAAGCGTATCTATGGCGTTCAAACCGGGATGCTAGGCGATCCTAACTGGCCACAGTTCAACTATCGCCTGGGCATCCCTGGGCACCAGCAACAAGGCTTCGTAGTACTCACTTGGCGCGATGGCGCCTTGGCACCACCAGAGACTTGCGAGGTGGTGGACGGCGCCGCATGGTTCCGGGGCCAGGTGATTTGCGGGCGTGTACGGATCAAAGCCGGGAGGGGGTAAACCATGCGCCGTATCAAGATCGTCGATTCGGATGCGCCGGGAGAACACCATGAGGTGTCCTTTGCCGAAGCGGCCCAGCAGATGATTGCAACTGCACTAGCGGATGGGGCGGTGGCGATCATGTGTACCTGGGAAACGCCATCCGGCTACAAGTACGCGGCGGTCCCTTACTCCCATGCGGTGCTGCGCGGCCTGTCGGATCAAGCCTATTCAGAATTCTGGATTAAGCCAGAAGAACCGGAGGACGACTGATGTTCGCGGCCCTGCTGCCTGTACTGGCGCCGATTCTCGGGGATGTGATCCGCCGCCTTGTCCCTGACCAGGGAGAGCAAGGGCGAATCGAGGCTGAACTATCCATTGCCCTGATGCAGCGCGCCCAGGAGATCGAAAACGCCGCTGCTGATATTGTGAAGACGGAGGCGGCTTCAGAACACTGGCTGACCGCCACCTGGCGCCCGGTGGTTATGCTGGTGCTAACGTCGTTGATTGTGGCCCGGTGGCTTGGGTATAGCGCCCCAGGTATCTCAGAAGCGGAGGCGCTGAAGCTATGGTCTATCGTGGAGATTGGCTTGGGCGGTTACGTCATTGGGCGATCCGCCGAAAAGATAGCCCCAGTGATGGCGGAGGCGATGAAGCGCCGGTAGATCGTTTTCTACCATGCCTGAAGATTGTTCTACACCATGAAGGTGGCTGGGCAGACCATCCAAAAGACCCTGGCGGCGCCACTATGCGGGGTGTTACTCTATCGACTTACCAGAAGTTTCTTGGCCGCAAAGCCACCAAAGACGAACTCAGGAGAATCAGCGATGGCGAGTTGGAAGCGATTTATCGAAGTTATTACTGGGAGCCTGCTGCTTGTGGCAGGATGCCTGGTGGCGTTGATTTGGTTGTCTTTGATATGGCCGTTAACGCAGGCGTTAAACGCGCTGTCCGCATATTGCAAGAAAGTGTGGCTAGTCCAGCGGATGGAATCGTGGGGCCGCAAACTGTGGCGGCGGTGGCGAAACAAGACCCACTACATCTGATCCGCCAGTATTCAGATGGGCGCCGGGCTTTCTATCAGGGGCTTGGCGCTTACGTCACATTCGGCAGGGGATGGCTTCGCCGTGTCGATGAGGTGGAAGCCGAAGCCATCAAAGGAGCGAAAAAATGAAACCGACTAAAGCTGATAAGAAAATTTCCAAGGTTATGCGCGAGTATGGCGCTGGCAAGCTGCACTCCGGTTCCAAGAAAGGTCCGGTGGTGAAATCAGAAAAACAGGCCATGGCCATTGCGCTTTCTGAGGCTGGTAAATCACGCAAGAAGTGATTATATTGCGCTTGCCGGGCATCTCCCCCCGGCAGGGCGTTTCCTCTTGCGACAAACTAACCCCGGCCTAGCGCCGGGGTTCTTTTTTATGCCCGCTGTTGCCATATCCGCCAGGCTCATAAGGCGTATCCGCTGGCCGGTGGCTTTTACATCTTATACACCGTCGATTGTGGGGGCCTTCTGACCAGAACATTTCACTGCATGACAAGCAGCGCCGTTCTTTATCAAAAACATTTTCATACTTGGTGGAGTGGTGTGTTTTATTCCACCATCGCTTCACCGTCTCAGTATCCACCTCAAAATGCGCGGCGATCTGGTGGAAGGTTTCGCCGCGTTGCAGGGCTTCACCAATATATGCTTCCCGCGCCCTTCTCACTTCTGGATGAATGGCGCGGCCAGGTCCGTAGCGTAAAGGGGAGCGGGGTTTGGTCATTCCTTTTCTCCCAGCGCCGCGCGCGTTTCCGGCTTCAACTTGTCCCAATCGCCGCGCCAGATGTGAGCGGCGAGGTCTTGGATGGCTGCGTTTAGGAGATTATGTTTTGCTTCCGCCTCATCCAATACACATCTAAGCCGTTCAATTACTTCAACAGCCTCTTTGATGTCGCTAAGTAAATATTGGGGGCGCACCTGAGGGCTTGTGTGATTTAAGATATCCTGGATGCGCGCTTCAACATTACTCATTACTCCACCCTCCAAACGGTTGTGCCTTTAGGGGTTGTCCTGGTGGTGAATTTCTTCGGCACCAGCATCCGGTTTTGCCGGGATGTGATTGACGCCATTGAGGCGGGCTTTACCTTGGCGCCAGAGACATAAAAACTTTCACCAACCTCCAGCCTGTCAAACGGATACTTACTGCCCGGCGGTCTGCCACGCTGGCGCTTTGGCGGAATTGGTACGTCCTTCATGATTTCAATTTTCATTTTCGTCTTCATCTGTCCATGTCCCCTTAATTTGGTTTTTCACTGCGCTGATTGCTTGCCACAGAACCCGGTCCTGGTCGCAGAGTCGCACCCATACGTCCCAGTTTGACCGCAAGGCGTCGAACTCCAGCGGCTTGTTGTTGGCTTTGATCAAAGCCCGCTTCATCAATCCTTCTTCCGCCAATATCATCGCCGTATTCAGCAGGCGCATTCTTTCCCTTTGTTGAGGCGTCACGACTATAAACTCCATTGGTTCCGACGACGTACCTGTAGCCTTCTTCCTGTAGCCACTTCGCCGCCGCCTTAATGCTGGCGAAGGCGGCGAGTGGGCGCCAAGCTGGTTGGCTGATATCGTCCACCTCCACGAAAAGGTCCGTTTGTGAGGGAATGTTGCTGGTCATTTTGATGGACACGCGGACGGTGTTCACGGGCCAGGCTCCCCGCTGGCCGTCGCAATGCCTGCCGCCTTCTGGCGGGCTTCGGCTTCCGCCTCCATCAGTTCCCACTTCAACTCATCCCGCACCTTGGCGAGACTGTCATAGGAACCGTTAGTGAAACAGAAATCATCCGCATACTGAATGCGAACCAGTTCGTTCTCCGCTATCGCCAGCTTGGCGCGCAGGGTTTCCAGGTCGATCAATTCATGTCCTCCTTCACAAGATGCTGAATGGCATCCGTCAGCAAATCCGCTGACCGCTTTGCGACGCTATTTTCATTTCCGTGGTCTGTGACATCGTAGATGAAACAGGCCAGCGCCATGGTGGCGGAGAATATGACATCACTCACAGCTTCGCCGTTGCCAATCTCAAAAATTGCGCGTTTCATTTTCTCGGACACTTCGGATAAGTGTTCTGCTTTGGCGTCGCTACTCATGCGCCAGCCATCGCGAACAAGATAATCAGCAGCAGCATACACGCAGCAAAGCCTAAGCCTTGCAGGACTGCTAAAATCCACCAAGCGGCGGAGCGATGTTTCAAGTAATCCATGATAGTTCCTCTTGCGGTACAGGCTTGATTGCCTAGACATGACGAAAACACGGACTAAAAACTACGTCAAGTGAAAAAATGCGCTTGACACGAAAATTTATGAGGCATAGGATTCGCCCTATGGATCACCTTCCCTATAGAAAGCTGTTGCAGCAGAACGGCTACACGCTCCGCGATCTGGCTGAAGCGGCTGGCGTATCAACCGCCACTGCCAGCCGGTGGCTAATCTGGCTGACATATCGCGGTGAATATGGGGGTATTGCGCCGCCTATCGTGCGGCTGATACCTGTTATTGAAATGTGCAGCACTGACGAGGTGACTGCCAACCAAATATGGGCGCATATCTGTACCGGACGCCGGGACGGACATCTGCCCGAAAAGGCTGCGCGCGATGGTAACTAGCCTCCCAACCATTGCGCGCCCGGAAGCCTGGCGCGACTACTACGAACCCGCGACGGGCTTCCGGTTAAATCCGCACGGTGCGGATACCTCCGCCAGCACTTTCAATATCCCCTCCCGAACTGTGCTGGCGGGGGTCTAACCGTGAGAACCTGTATCACCATCCCTATCGAACCCGTCGCTAAGGGGCGCCCCCGATTCGGCAAGCACGGCGCCTATACGCCAGCGAAGACCCGCAAGGCAGAGGAAACAATTCGGGCATTTATTTCCCCTTTCGATTCCTTTGGGTCCGTTCCGGTCTGTGTTGATGTTATGGTCCTGATGCCTATTCCCAAATCCTGGCCAAAGAAAAAGCAGGAAGCGGCGCTGGCGGGTGACATCGAACACACAGGCAAACCCGATCTGGACAACCTGGCGAAGCTGGTCCTTGATGCCGCCAACGGCATCCTGTGGGACGACGATAGCCAGATCATCAAGCTGCACCTTAGCAAGATGTACTCGTGCAAGCCCCGCTATATCTTAATCATCGAGGCAAACCCGTGACCGATCCCTTCGCAACGCATGGCATTGGCCACCTATCCGCCAGCAGCCTGAACACCTACGCAGCCAGCCCGCTGCCTGGGCCATGTCTTACCTGCTGAAGCGTCGCCTGCCGGTTGGTGCCTCCGCCCATCGCGGTTCCGCTATCGAAGCTGGTGTGTCAGCCGGGCTGTTCGATCCTGAGAAGCCGGTGGATGATTGCATTGCAATCGCCCTGGCTGAATATGACCGCTTAACAGCACTCTCAAGTGATCCCCGGCGCGAGTCGCAGCGGAAGGTTGTACAAGATACTGTACCAGTGGCGTTAGCTGAACTGCGCCAATATGGCCGCCCTACACCGCCGGAAGAAGGGCAGCACCAGCACCGGATCAGCAAGCCGCTGGGCGAAGGACTGCCCGATTTAGTTGGCTATCTAGACTTCTACTGGCAGGAACACGGGCTGGTGTTGGACCTCAAGACCACAGAGCGCGTGCCTGGCCAGATTTCTAGTGCCCATGCGCGGCAGGGCTGTGGGTACGTTGTAAACACAAACCAGATTTGCCGATTCGCGTATTGCAGCCCGAAGAAGGTGGCGGTCTATCAGCTTGAAGGGGTCCAAGATCATTGGACACACATGCAGGCCATCGCCCAAAGGCTGAAGCGGTTTCTAGCGCTATCGGCAGATAAGAATGAGTTAATCGGTTTGCTGGTGCCGGACGTAGATAGCTTCTACTGGTCCGATCCAGCCGCAGAGGCAGCCCGTAAAGAGATTTACGGGATGTAAACACGAAGCGCCAACGTGTTCACATTTGGCGCATTTTTAGACATATGGAGCCTGTTATGGGTTTAGGTCTTTCTTATTCATCTAGCGAAACCGCCAGCAGCGATTTCCTGCCGCTGGTCAGCTACAACGCCAAGGCAGGGCGGCTGAAATATAGCCAGCGTGTGGAGGTCAATGGGCGCTGGGAAAAGCAGGAAGAAGATGTTTCCTTCCAGCAACCCGCTTTCGTGGCTGATATGGAAAACATTCAGGTTGGTTACCTGTTCTTCAAATCAGGGATGGCGCCTGTGCGGGCGCTGGTGAAGATTGGTAACCCGCTGCCGCCAGTTCCGGTGGGTGATTATGGTGTTGATGAGCGCGGTAGGCCCAACCAACCCAAGCAGGGTTTCGCCATGCGGGTAATGGACGGTAACCGCACAGTACGGGAGTTCAGCAGCAACGCCGCTTCAGTATTGGGCGCCATTGATGCGCTGCATAACGAATATGAAGCTGCACCAGAGCGCGCCCAAGGCATGTTGCCAGTGATCCAATTTACGGGGGCAACGGAGGTAAAAAACAAGCATGGCGCGAATTACACCCCGAATTTCCAGATTGTTAAATGGGTTCCTCGTCCCGCCGAATTACCGGCGGGCGCGCCTGCGGCTGCTGTTCCGCAAAGTGTGGCGCAGGCTGCCCCCGCGCCAGCGGCTCCGCTACCTCCGCCAACGCCGCAAGCTGCTAAACCCCTACCGTTCTGATGCCTAGGGTTCCCGCAACATTTACGAACTGCGCGGTTTGTCGGTGGTATCTTCCCGCCGACAGCCGCCAGGGCGAATGCCGCTTCCAACCAGTGGGCGGTAACTATCGCTGGGCAATGACTAAGCCCGATGATTGGTGCAGCCACGCAACACCTTTCAAGGTGAAAGTGGCTGGACCGCCGGTAATGGACGAAGATTAACAAACCAAGGGCGGCAATTTAAGGATTGCCGCCTTTCCTTTCGCAAGAGAACGAGGAAACAATGTGCATCCCACTCAAAGACCCAGAATACCCGCCACACAGCGAATATCCGGGGAAGCAGCCATGAAAATACTGTCACTTGGTGCGGGCGTCCAAAGCACCACACTGGCGCTGATGGTGGTCAAAGGAGAACTAGAGAAACCAGATTACGCCATCTTTGCCGATACAGGCTGGGAGCCTTCCGGGGTTTACCGCCATTTGGAGTGGCTTGAAGGGCAACTCAATTTCCAATTGATCAGAGCAAGGCGGGATGGTTTGTCATTGGGTGATCTGGCGATCCAGATTGCCGCCAGCCCAGTGACACGAACCGCAATGCCGCCATGGTTTGTGACCGATCAGCAGGGTAATAAAACCATGCTGCCAAAGCAGTGCGCCAAGGAGTTCAAGGCGCGGGTGGTGCAGCGCGAAATCAGGAAATTACTTGGGGTAGAACCAAAGGCCCGCGTCCCAAACGGGATTAAGGTGGAGCAATGGCTTGGGATCAGCACTGACGAAGCCCACAGGATGAAGCCCGCAGAAATCGGCTGGGTTGAAAACCGCTGGCCGCTGATTGAACAAGGTATGACACGGCAAGGGTGTTTGAATTGGCTGGAACGCAATGGCTACCCCATTGCCCCCAAATCTTCCTGCATCTTCTGCCCTTACAAGAGTGATCGCCAGTGGCGGGAAATGCGAGACACAATGCCAGAGGATTGGAAGGCAGTGGTTGAATTTGACCGCGCTATCAGGCCGGGCTTTCATGGGATGGTGGGCCAAGCCTTTGTTCATAAATCAGCAATGCCACTTGAGCAGGTTGACCTCCGTTCCTGGGAGGAAAAAGGGCAACCAGACTTATTTGGCGAAGAATGTGAAGGGATGTGTGGTATATGAGCCTGACCGCACCAAGCCTATAAGCGCCAGCAAAAAAATGGGCGCTTTACTACCTACGGCGCGGGTGGTCCGTGGT